AACTCGATAAGCCGGTTGAAGAGTCCAAAGTTGTAATGATTCAAGCCGAAGTCGATCCTCTGAAGGAAATTGAATCAAAAATCGGCGAGTCGCTCGTTCTAAATATGTAAGTTTTCACTGTAAACGAACACAAATGATGATTGTTATAACTGCTGTTGCTGTTGCTCTAGTTGTATTTATCCTCTATGCTCTTGAGCGCAAATCAAAGGACAAACCCATTGACTGGATTGATGCTGGAAAGCTTACACTTTTTGGTGGACTTCTTTCGTCAGGTGTTGTTTTTGCAACGACAACTGATGTAGTAAATACCGTAAGTGAAACTGTAACAAATATTGATATTCCGTCTGTTCAAGATATGTTTGTAGGAACTCCTACTTTTTAATCGATAGTTAGAATATCGCCAAGTCCAACAGGACTTTCAATACCATAAATAGGTTTCAAGTATTCAATTTCTCTGCGAGGTACAGCGCATTCTCTTGAATAGCGAGCAATTGCCTTATATAAATGAAATCCATGATAACGATCATGATGAGGATCTTTCTTTCCAAACATTAGGGAAGATCCATCATCCTGTTTTAGCCAACGAACAAAGAAGTTAAATAACGTATTCATTCGGTACTCTTCGTGATCAGGTCCTTCGGGAAATAGATCCCAAAACATTGATGTAGCAAGACGAACAAGATCAAATGAAGGATTCGGCTTTACACTTGTAAATTTATTATTATAGAATGGTTCTGAATTATACTGACCACCGGCTTCTTCATTCACTGAAAAATGATCACTCATAAATGTTTTAGACTCCTTCATTCCTGCTAGACGGATTGAAGTTACACCGCGCTCAAAATCAATGATCTTAATCAAATATCCAAACGTAGGAACTTTGTAAAATGAACCATTGCAATTATAATATAAAAATTCTTGAGTAGTTTGGACATACATTACATTGTTTGAATGAAGATCGTTATGCGTTAGACCAAAATTGCGCTGAGCAAATGCAAGTGCAAACATAACTTGAGAAACCCATGCAAGATGTTTTTCAGTTTCCGGATTTTCAGTCATAAGTTTGTACAACGTTCCTTCACATTTTTCCATGACAGTAGTTTGTACAGGAACATTTGCGAATGTTGCCCAGGCAAACGATTCTTCAGTTTCCTCTTCTTCTATTGATCCTTCATCTTCATCATCTTCACAGTCACATGATGAAACTTTGAATATATATGATGTCGATACAGATGATGAATCGCTCTCATCGTCTTCTGTGTCTGACCCTTCGATTAGGCGTTGTAGATCAGCTACTTCTGTTTCATCTACGTGATCTACCTCCAAATCCTCAACACCGTCGAGAGCTACTGTTTCTCCTAAATTAAGATGAGGACGTGATGTACGCGTATGTTGAAATTCAATTGCATCGTGAACGTGATCAGCAAGCTTTAGATCAAACGTCTTGCCGATATTTGCACTGAACCATGATCGTTCACTTAAGTCTTCATAGTCATCCGAAATATCAATTGTGTGGTTCTTTGAAAGCCCACTGAATACACCATACACTTTAGGAAAGTGTTGGCACTTTGACTGAGACAATACAGCGGATATAATGCTTCCAACATAGGCAGCATTGTGGTGCGATTGTATCTTCGATGATATTTCAGATGATTGGCCACTTGATGACGGAAGACCAATTGTTGAACCGTATTCACCTTGCATCCACTTGAATGGACTTAAAATCATAGTCGTCTTGCAATGTACAGACTTCTTGTCAAATCGTGTCGTACGAATTGAATCAGCGGATAAAACAGCGGATACTTCTTCGTCAAATCGTATACCGTACTCTCCCACAATTTCGACATCATTTGTCTTAAATAAAACTTCTAGCGACGGGAAGAACGGTTGAATGGAATCAATATTCCAATGAGTTAGAGCACTTCCACGTATGTTTGAAAGCGACCACTTATGTAGAGATAGTGGGATCGGAGAAGCTTTTAGTTCCGTCTGCTTACGCTTCAGCATATTATTACTTCGTGTACAAACCAAAAGCAAAAACTTCACGCAGTATAGTTAATATGAACTTTAACATCAAAAAGTTCAATATCGATATGTTGAAAGATCGATGTGAGATCGATTCTCGGAAATCTCCAATGATTGTTATTATTGGAAAAAAGGATACTGGCAAGTCTTTCTTAGTTCGCGATATTCTCTATAATACACAAGAAGCATTTCCAATTGGAACTGTTATTTCAGGAACTGAGGTCGCCAACGAGTTTTTTCAACACATGGTTCCTTCTAAATTCATTTATGACAAATACAAGCCGGAAATTGTAATGAATATGATTAAGCGTCAGCTATCTGTAAAGACAGCTCGAAACAATGAAAAAGGACGTAGCGGAACTTCTTCAATCGATCCTCGTGCATTCCTAATTTTGGATGACTGTTTGTATGATGCCACTTGGATTAAGGAAGAGTCAACACGTTACGTATTCATGAACGGTCGTCACATTGATTTAATGACAATCATTACTATGCAGTATCCGCTTGGCATTACACCCAACTTGCGTACAAACGTAGACTTTGTATTTATTCTCCGTGAAAGTATCGTGAACAATCGCAGACGTATTTATGACAATTATGCAGGTATGTTTCCTACGTTTGACATGTTTTGCCAATTCATGGATCAATGCACAGAAAATTTCGAGGGACTTGTAATCTGCAACGGAGTTCAGTCGAACCGCCTTGAAGATCAAGTTTTTTGGTATAAAGCAAGCGATCATCCTGAATTTAAAATGTGCGATGATTCGCTGTGGGCAGATAATAAAAAATTCTCATCTACGATGTTAGCATCTAGCGATTATAATTCGGAGGCTATGAAATCTAGTAAAAAGAATGCAGGACCGTGGGTGCACGTCAAAAAGACTGGTTAGCATTTAACAGTAATCCCCAGCGTAGTGAGGAATGCTGTTTGAACGCCAAATAAATAGTGTAAAATTTCACCCAAAATAAAAAGTCCGATTACTGATTTCCATAGTTTAACACCCCATACATACGTAATCAATAATGCAGCTAAAACTGTTAGAACACTGTCTACTACAGCATATCCTGCAAATCGCGTACTGTGAACACCTTCACTAGGTTTTCCAAAAATAAATGCATACGGGCATCCCATTGTTTATAGGTCGCGAATTGCACCTTCCGTTGGATGAGCAGGGCGAGAAATTGCATCGGATAGCTCATCGGCATCAACTAGACCGGCATCCTTCTTGGCATCAGCAAGAGCCTTCTTACGACGCTCTTCATTCTCCTTCTTCTGCTTTTCGATCTTCTGTGTCTTCTCTTCCTCAAAGAAGATTTCGCGATTGACTTCGTTCTCCTTGTACTTGCGCATCATCTCGTTGAGCTCCTTCTCAGCATACTCAACTTCGGGCATTAGATGTTCAGACGGATCCCACGGTAGCCAGCAGCCAACCTTGCCAACGTACAAACTATCCTTGGGGTAACGACGCTGTAGGACCTTGGCATACTGCTGACACTCCTCAAGGTTTGCAAACGTACGGCGGACCTTTACACCACGAACATTGGTGCGAAAGTCAACTTTCTCAGTAAACTCGGTCTCAAGTTCCTTCTCATGCTTTAGGAGGAAAATCTGGTACTGTTCGTGTACATCGGTCTTCTTCACCTCATCGTTGTGAACCTTGGTGAACTCGGCCATATCAGCAAAAAGATCTTCAATCTTTAGAGAATACTTCTTTGCAATAAAGGCCATGAGATGCTCCATGCCCTTGACCTTCCAGTCATAATCCATAAACTCAATAAACTTCTCATTGATGAATTCAGCCTTCTGCTTGATAACTTTCTCGGGGCTGAGGAATGAGATTACACAGTAGCGCTGTGTCGGGATTTCAGGATCTTCATCGAGATAATCGATTACAGAACCGTCATCCTCGGTCTTGGGTAGAGACTCGGCTGGCATTTGTTTATATTAGACAATCAACTATGAAAATAGGTTTTTAACGACGACGTCTGCGGCGGCCACCTTCTTCAGTCTTTACGAACGGATTGGGGCCGCGATCCGGACGAGGGCCCTGTTGTTGCGGGGCTGTGCTGCCAGGTAGAATCTGTCGTTTTACTTGGTCAACTATTGTAGGACCGCCCATCGGTTTAACACGACGAGCTAACACATCAGAACACTGGAACTGAATGATGTAAAACATACGTACAATAAAATTGATTGTACCGATCCCGTAAATCCAACCATAGGACGCAGCCTGATCTTTCTCAGTTGAGGCATTTGCAATCGAAACAATGTAAACACCTAGAAAGATATCCGCAGCTAAACCTCCAATAATTAGAAATCCGGCTAAAATATTAAAATAATCAGTGTGTTTCTCAAATCGAACCTGTAGAAGATAGTATAGCAAGTATATCGTTACACATGAGTTTAGGACTGTCGATGATATTAAAAACCCAACATCTATATCACCAGTAGATCCTTGCACTCTATATCTTTGGTCCGCTTGGGCCGTTCCATATATCTGCATAATATACGCTCCTATCGCTGCTAGGACAACGAATACAGTCAATCCTGTCTGTATGACACTCATTTGTTATTAGTGCGAACTTTTATATTTGGAACGCATTTATCAATACCGAGTGTCTGTTGCATCATGATTGGTGCTTTACAACCAGAACAGGGGCATTTTTTATGTTCGTGTCCTAGAATATGACCGACCTCGTGAGACACCATATATTGTCTGTAATTTTCAACACCTTGTCCACTTTTTATTGAACCACGAAACCAACGATCTGCGTTTAGATACATATTACGACCTCCAAGTTCAGCACATGACAACTTAGGAGATATACCGCATAATTTTGTAACTGTTCGCGGTGATGATAATCGTATAGAAATATCTTCGTTTTCTGTTACAGGATCAAAAAAATATCCATCCTTTGACCAGCCACCCGGATCGTTTAAATACGCAGTAATGGCAAGAGATATTTGATCTGAATTACGAATATAATACTTTTTTGAAACATCTTCGTCTATACTGACGCGAAATGTTTTACGCATATCTACTTTAAACGAATATTTTCTCTCGTAAACTCTATAAAATGCCTGAACAGAAACAAGCTCAGGGAAGTGGTATCGACATGGGCGACCTAGTAAGCCGTGCAGTAAAATATCTTCTTGAGGGTCTCGCTGTGGCCATTGCGGCGTTCATGCTACCTGGTAAGGTAATGAAGCTTTCTGAAATTGGCATGATTGCACTCGTTGCCGTAGCCACTTTTGCTATCCTTGATGTATATGCCCCCAGTGTAGGTGCGTCTGCTCGTACTGGCTCAGGTTTCGGTATCGGCGCTCACCTAGTTGGTTTTCCGTAAAAAATATATACATATAAATATAAAATGATCCCCGGAATGGCCGCTCAGCCTCCTATGGCTCCGGTACGAGCTGCTATTACTCGTACATTTACATCAGGTACAACTACGTCATTTACGTTTAGTTTAGCGGGTCTAACTAAAAATACAACGTACCTTGTTGGAGTATTTGATGCATCAGGTACTCCTCAGCTATCGGGCCTGACAGTTTCAGGTACTGGATTCACAGCTACCGGTGGTACGGATCTTACACTTGTTGTTGGAGCAGTAACAAGTGTTGATGGTCTAACGATTACTACAGGAACGTTAAATTCCAACGGCAATTACGTGCTCAAATTAAGAGTATCAACTGCCACTGTATATCCTGCAAATAGCAATTTGACGATATACTATGATAAAACCTTCAGTGCCGGTTGGTCAGCGGCTTCTCCTATAACCGTTGTAGGCAGTGAACTTATCACAGGTGGTCTCAACGTAGGCGGACCTCTATTAGTGAATGGGGCTCGCTTTGTAGGTGTTGCGGGTGCTTCAGGTGCTACGGGCCCGGTTGGTGCTTCAGGCGCTACGGGCCCGGTTGGTGCTTCAGGCGCTACGGGTCGTGTTGGTGCTTCAGGTGCTTCAGGTCCTGTTGGTCTTGCCGGTGCTTCGGGTCCTTCGGGCCCTATGGGTCTTGTTGGTGCTTCGGGTGCTTCAGGCCCTATGGGTCTTGTTGGTGCTTCAGGTGCTGCTGGTTCTACAACCGGATCTGGTGGCGCCACAACAGTCGCGGTTGGAAGTAGTGCTGGACTAACCGCTCAGGGTTCAAATGCAATCGCGATTGGTTATTGTGCCGGATTAACAAGTCAGGCTATCGGCTCTATCATTATTAATGCAACTGGCAATTCCCTGGACAATACAGTAGCTAACACTTGCGTAATAAAGTCGCTTCGTGGTGATACGACTGCAAGATTAACAGCTGGTGGTTTTACGGCGATGTACTACAATCGCACTACAGGTGAACTCTGTTATTCTACTGGTTAAGTTTTTGAACAAGTTTATGAATAGATAAAGAAGAAACACCTGATGCGTCTGCAACAGGTTTTACAGTCGTTTTTGTTTTCAATCCCATAATATGAGCAACTACACCAGCAACAATTGTTTTTGGTGTATTCTCAAATTCATCTTCTGATTTAGTTGAAATAGTATACAACAAGTCCATAATAGCATCTCGCTGTTTGTCATTCAGATGAAGAGTACTACAAAGTCTTTCTGCAATTCCAATTTGAGTATCAAGTACAGTATTTTCAGTTTGAACAAAGCGAGTAATTCCTTTACAAAGACTGCGAATGTTTACATTAAACAGAGCTGCAATTTCTTCATGACTTCTAGATGCTTGATGATTACGACAGGATACAAATAGAGCAGCTCCCATCAAAGCACGACGTGTTTCACCACGCACTTTCTGTGCTTCATCCAACCCTTTATAAAGTGCACATGCGTCGAATAAAATTGACTTAGGAAGCCCTACTTTATTTCCACATAGCTGAATTGTGTCAAAGATTCCCATCCACGAACGTTCACTATTTGATGACAAAGACCACGAAGAAAGACGCTGAACTGCTTTCATAGATACATTTGAAGATGAAATTCCCTTATATGATACGATGGATCCGTAGGAAGACTCTGGCAGAAGTTCAGAGGTTGTAAAACCTGTACGACACTGATCTTCGCCTTTGCTATCTTCATAATTTCTCCATTCTGCTCCTTCATCAATCAGTTGCTCAAATACAGTTCCACAATTTTGACACACATGCTGGCCTTCATCAACAACTAGAGAGTGATTACAATCCATTTGGTGTCTCTATGCCACAGTTTTACTCTCATTCGTTTTACGCGGAGGAGTATAGGATAATGATAAATCTAGAATTGAACCGTACTGGGGAAATAGTGTTTTAAAGTGTTTTCCAAAATAACTATTATACAAAAATTTTAATTTTTCAGTCAGATCATCCATAAAAATAAAAACAGCAAAAATGTAAAAAATTCCCGAAATATATCCGTCTACCAATACATCCAACGACTTACGAACATAAAACAATGGTGGGGCAAGTTCAATCATGTGTGCACTCCAAAAAGCAATGACTGAAAGAATAGAAATTTCAAGTGAAACATCTGCTACTTGAAACATAGATGAACGTTTCTTCCAGTTATCATCATATTCATCGAATACATGGTACAACACAAACGAAATCAGAACACCTAAAAGCGTATAGAAAATAGCAAGAGCAGCTGCATTTGCCGTAACACGCCATGTTTCATCGTAACTCATTTTTACCCAACCCATGCTTATCTTTCATCGGGAAGAAATGCTATAGATGCAGGATCATATACTTGGGGGCGATAGTTTGTCGTTAAAATTGGTTTTCCTCCATCGCGAGTCTTTACAGCTTTTACCCATGAAATGAAAAGATACTTTGCATCAACAACCCATACCCAGTAACCAGCTCGAGAAAACTCGCCTACAAGATACTCAAGTGCTTCTTTTAACGAAAACAGGGGATATCCGAAAACATAGGTTGGAACATCGTACAAAATGTAAGGAGCATTCGAGTTATGTATAGCCTGTTGACGTATTTTTGCTTGAATTTGGGCAATTACCGGAACCATTGCAGCCATTCGATTATCGCGTCGTTGTTGTTGTTCTTGGAGTACGTCAGTTGCTCGTAGCATTCTACTCTTACTTATTATAAAATGCAGAAGCATTTTACTCGTCTTGGTCTTGGCGGAGGTGGTATAAAAGGTATACTTCAAATTGGAGCATTAGTTGAATTGTCAAAACATCAAAAATTAGAATTTCCCGAAGGTGTATATGGTGCTTCTATTGGATCTATTATTGGAACATACATAGCATTTGGTCTTCCTGTTGATAAACTTCCTGATCTGGCTAAAAAATATCTATCCACAAAATCATTTATTCCGTCAATTGGAATTTATGATATCACATCGTGTCTTTCAAAGAAAGGATTATTTTCAATGAATCGTTTTGAAACAACTGTATATTCTATATTTGATGAAGTTGGTCTTGATATACGAAATAAGGTAATTGGTGATGCAAAGATGCCTTTGTTTATCGTCGCATCGAATGTCACAAAGGGAAAACCAACTTTATTTTCAAAGAATGTGTCACTTATCGAAGCCATTAAATGCTCATGCTGTTTACCAGGAGTATTTAAGCCACAAATTATGTATAACCAAGTCTATATCGACGGAGACTTCTTTGCTCCAAATATGATTGGCGTTATGCCTGTTTCAGATACTACACTTATTCTAACTCTTCCTCGTCCTCGATCGTTAGTTATTACTGCTGAAACATTGGAAACTATTTCTCCAATTGAATTTGCATTAGATCTGATTTCAGTTGCGACTAAGCAAAGTGGAGTTTATAAAACTACACCTCATACATTACAGTTGATATATCCTTCTATAACTGCAACATCCGATCTGGAAAAAATGGATATGCTTGATATTTTTAAACATACATCTTCCAAATTACGTCGATTTCTTTTGGCCAAGTGTTTGTGTTAGAAAGTTTTGAAGAGCTACAACAGAAGGTCTTCCTTTAAAATCGTACAGCTTATTGTCAGTTTCGAGTTTGAACGTAGGATATCCTTCTATTTTGTAAAGAGCACTCTTTCCTTTATCAGAGTCACAATTGATCTCTTCAAAGATAACTGTATGGCCACCAAACGTAGATGGTGTGTTTTTCAGTGTTTCTTTCAATGACGCCCATACAGGTTGAGCTGTTTTACAATGAGGACACCAAGGAGCATAGAAAAACATAAACTTCGCCTGACCAGGATCAATTCCGTTAGGAGTAACGGGTGGCATTTGATATGTAGCTACACCTGGAGGATAGCCTCTTACAGCCCAATAGATACCAATAATCGCTAGTGAAACAATAAGTGCAATCAACAGTTCAGTCCACATCCTTACGAAATGACGGATATAATACTTTCATTTCTTTTCTGCTTTTTTCGAAGTAATTCCTGTAGGCTTCTTCGGAGCTGATTTCGGGATTTCGGATAAGACTCCAAGCAATTTTGAATGTTTGGGTAGTTGGTTCGTAAGGTTTCGCGTTGATTTTGTACCAGCTACCTTTGTACCGAACAATTTGGACATTATTTTTGTCCATACGGTAGTGTGTGCCTTACTTTGCTTACACCATTCTGTGAAAGTGAACTGACTACCCATTGACAAATTACAACGCGAACAAATAGGAACTAAATTTGAAATGTCGGTTTTACCTTTTTTTGATTCCGGAATATTATGACCGCACTGAAAATCGAATACGGTCATAGTATTATTACACCATTCAGTTAGACATTTACGTTCAAATACTTTTCCGGCATGGACAATCCAAACTTGTTCTCTCAATGCCTTTGGTATTTTTTGCTTTGAAGCCATTAGTTATTAAAGATAGTCTAGAGAAAATCGTTGTTATTACGATGAATACGCGATAAGCTCACCAGTAGTTGCATTCCAAGCTACCTGTGTAAACCCAGGCGGAAGACCACCTGTGACAGCACGAAGCGGCTTTACAACGCAAGTGCCAGTTACTGTATTGTCTAGAGCAGAGCCTGTCGCGTTGACGACTATAGAATTTGCAGCTTGACTGGTTTGTCCGGCATTATACCCGAGAGCGACTGCATTTGAACCCTGACCGCTTTGTCCGGCACTATATCCAACAGCGACTGCACTTGAACCCTGAGAAGTAATTCCGGCACCAAGTCCAACAGCGACTGCATATTGACCCTGAGTGGTTTGTCCGGCACTATATCCAACAGCGACTGAATATGCGCCCTGAGAAGTATTTCCGGCAATATGTCCAACCGCTACTGCATTACCCCCCTGAGTGGTTTGTCCGGCACCCTGTCCAACAGCGACTGCACCTTGATCCTGAGAAGTATTTCCGGCATTAACTCCAACAGCGACTGCATTTGAACCCTGAGAAATATTTCCGGCAGCCTGTCCAACAGCGACTGCACTTGAACCCTGATTGGATTGTCCGGCACTATCTCCAACGGCGACTGCAGTTGAACCCTGAGTGGTTGCCCCGGCATTATGTCCTACAGAGACTGCACCTGTACCCTGAGTGGTGCTTCCAGCAAGAAATCCAACGGCGACTGCATTGCCACCCTGACTGGTTTGTCCGGCACCACATCCAACAGCGACTGCATTTGAGCTCTGTGTGATTTGTCCAGAAGATTGTCCAACCGCGACTGCATTAATACCCTGAGTGTTTGATCCGGCATACTGTCCGACAGCGACTGCACGTGAACTCTGACTGATGTTTCCGGCACCAGATCCAACAGCGACTGCGGCAGTGCCCTGGGCGGTGTTTCCAGCAACATCGCCAACAGCAACTGTATATGAACCCTGAGTATTGGATCCAGCGTTTTGTCCAACAGCGACTGCATTTGAACCCTGATTTGATTTTCCAGAATTATTTCCAATAGCGACTGCACTTGAACCCTGAGTGGTGCTTCCAGCAAGAAATCCAACGGCGACTGCATTGCCACCCTGATTGGATTGTCCGGCACCACATCCAACAGCGACTGCATTTGAGCTCTGAATAGAGCGCCCAGCACTATCTCCAACCGCTACTGTACTGGCACCCTGAGTGTCTAGTCCGGCATAATAACCAACAGCGACTGCATTTGAACCCTGATTTGATT